GTAGAGTTCCAAAGCGAACCACCATTGGCTCTACAATGGCACGATTCCGCGAACACGTTGATCTATCAGAGGCATACAGAGGTGACATGCTCATTGGGTGGGTGGACCCCAAGAACAAACTAATCCTACACCCCGAGGGTGGTAGAGGATGGAAGTTCCACACTCAGGTTCTCACCAACAAGATGTCGGCAGAAGAGTTCCGCAAGTTCCAGCCAAACAGAATCGGTGTGGGCATTGCAAATGATATGGTCAAGTTCGTGAAGAGTGGTGACATGACCGAAGCACAACTCAAGCACATCATTGACAAGTCATACGAAAACATCTACAATGCACTCAAGTCAGGTAAGTCTGATGGTGACTATGACACTGAGTTAAATCTAGAGAAAGCAGGATGGGTGAAGGTCCGCATTGATAGAAAACCCAATGGTCGTTCTTCTGTTCTTGGTGATCTTGATCGATGTCAAGCAGCAGCGAAAGTGATTGACAAGAAACTCGGTGGTTGGCAGGGTATCAAGACCGACCAGTTCTGGGTGAGAGACGGTGGAACAATGGTTGCAGATGAGAAGACATGGGACACATACGTCAAGACAGGTCGAGTGCCAAAGCGAACTGATATTGGTAAAACAATGTCACAGTTTAGATAAACCCTCAGGCTGGCACTATGGCAGGTAGAGTGTTTTTGATAGCATTCCCATACGCCTATTCTCTGCGCCCCACGGAGAGTGTCAGTCTGAGGTTTTTTATTTGTATACATACTTTACTGAATAACAGGAGCATCCTCATGGAAGTATCACGAAAAGTAACTGAACAAGATCTACAAGAGCGTAGTGACCACGAAGAGAGAGAACTTCATTTATATGCTGATAACCACGCTGATCTACACAGACAGCGTACTTCTATGGTTCACAAGAACCTTCGCAACAAGATGGCTGCTGGCACCTACGACAGCAACAAGGCACACCGTGCCTTCGTACACGTTGCAAAGGATGCCGCTGGACGTTATGACAAGGAACACAATGCAAAGGGTGGCAAGACATTCAACAAAGATCACATTCACAACGTCGCAAAGAGAATGAGAGATCAGTTTGAAGACGAAGCAAAGGATGGTGGTCATGATCACCTCCTACACAAGAAGTATCAGAAGAAGACCAAGAAAGAAGAAGTAGAACTAGACGACGATGCAATCCTTGAAACAGTAGAACTCACAGAATACGAAGAAATCGCACTACGCATTATCGAAGACAGACAAGTCAAACAATTCGACGAACTTATTGAAGAAGAGATCCTAGAAGAAGGTATTGAAGTAGAACTAGACGAAGATGCCGTAATCGAGAAGATGATTGAAGCAGGATACAGTGACGAAGAAATCGCAGAAGCAATCGAAGAACTACAAATAACTGAAGAGTGAGAAACGAAAAATAGAATACATGTTGTGAATGAGGGAGGGCTTCGGCCCTCCCGATTTCATATATAAATATAGTAACAAGGAGAAAGTTATGCAACCAGGCCCATTTAACAACAGAGACAGCAGACTTTATAACGATATCGAAAAGATGCTCGGCGAACTCAAGATGCCCAAGAGTCCAAATAATAAGAAGATTAAGAGTAACGAAGAAGTCGAGCATGTCGAAGAGGCAGTCAGCACCACTCTCAAGTTCAAGAAGGATACAGTCGCCAAAAAGGCTGGTGGTAAGAAGGTGTCTGGTGGTTACAAGTTTGAGTTCAAAAACGACAACGAAATGATGAAGTTTATGGACAAGCACGCCGATAGTATCGCAGAAGATACCGAGGTCGAAGAAGGCAAGTTAGTCGATCGTATTATGCGAAAGCGTAAGCAAATGAAAAACAAGGGGACTATCCCCGGATCGGATGGTTATTGAAATGGATATGAGAAACTTCTTTGGTTGGGTTCAAGGAGTTAGGTCAAATGGGGCAGGCAAAGACAACTATCAGGCTGCCCAAAACATGACTGGTGAAATGTCAAATAAAGGTTGGAGGCCCGAGGCTAAAAGCGTCGAAGACGTATACAAAAATATGCAGGGTTTAGGTAAACCAGTTGACAAATCTACAGAATAAGGTATAATATTTACATGATGTATCAAGGTAACTTTACGCACGATATCGTGGAGGACATCGAGCCTCTTTCGACATCGCAAGATGAAACAGGTCGGTTCTACAATACGCCACATGGCAAAATGGCAAGTGTGACGACCGTAACAGGCTGGGAAAAGCAGAAGTTCTTCGCAAAGTGGAGACGGGAAAACCCCGAAGAGTCTAAGCGTGTGTGTTCACGCGGCAACTATCTCCACGATGCGATTGAACAGTATCTTCTCAACAACGAGGTGTCAGAGGATCAACTGCCAGGTGGCAGTAAATATCTCTTTGCACAGATGAAAGAAAGTCTAGACAAGATCAACAACGTTCGTGCCTTGGAGGCTCCTCTATGGAGTCAGGCTACGTCTCTCGCTGGTCGGGTTGACTGTGTTGCTGACTACGAAGGTGAACTATCGATTATCGACTTCAAGGGTTCAACCCGCAAGAAGAGAATCCGAGACATCGACAACTACTTCATGCAGACTACTGCTTATGCGATCGCATGGCAGGAGCGAGTGGGACAGCCAGTGAATCAGATTGTGATTCTCATTGCTTCGGAGGAGGGAACCAATCAGGTTTTCAAATCTACTCCACAACTACATACAAAGCCTCTATTACAGGCGATTAAGAAGTATAACGAACACTTCGCTCAACAGGGTCAACTATGGTAAACTTCACTTCCTTTCTCAATGAGGGTAAGAACACACACCTTACTCACGCAGCCGATCTAGTCTTCGAGGGTTATGCGAGAACTAATCTGGCTGTGAACTTCATTGAGAGCGTGGCTACCATGCTGGAAGGAAACTCCAAGTCTAAACTCAACGTCACACGCAAGTGGGACGGCGCACCCGCAGTGTTCGTGGGGATCAACCCAGAGAACGACAAGTTCTTCGTAGGAACCAAGAGTGTCTTCAACAAAGGCACACCCAAGATCAACTATACGAACGCAGATATCACCCGCAACCACGGACACGCTCCTGGCCTCGTAGAGAAACTTAAGGTTGCTCTCAAGGATCTCAAGAGCGTCGTGGTGGGTGGTATCTATCAGGGTGACATGCTCTTCACCAAGAGCGACCTAGAGAAACGAGAGATTAATGGTGAGTCGTTCATTGCGTTCACACCAAACACGATCACCTATGCTATCCCATCCGACTCTGATATGGCAAAGAAAATTGCTAGATCCAGCATGGGTATCGCATTCCACACCAAGTATACTGGTAAGGACATGGCGAGCATGAAGTCATCGTTCAATGTTACCAAGAAGAGTTTCAAGAAGAGCAGCAAGGTTCTCGTCGAAGATGCCACATACTTTGATCAGAGTGGTAGAGTCACGTTCACTGCTGGTGAGATGAAGGTTGTGACCCGAGAGGTTACCAAAGCACGACAACTCGCAGACGCTAATAAGACTGGACTGAACTGGCTCGCCGGCGAGAACAAGATCGTCGCACTCCTCAACATCTACGCCAACTCTACGGTCAAGGCTGGTGACCTCACCATGCGAACTACAGACTTCGTTGCGATGATCAAAGAGCGATACGAAACAGAAGCAGCGAAACTCAAGCGGGAAGCAAACCAGAAGAACAAGATAGCACAGGGCAAGCAACTAATCGCTACCATCCAACGTAACAAGAAAAGCATGGATGGGATCTTTAAACTACACGCAGTGCTAAATAAGGCAACCCTACTCTTGATTGGTAAACTGGAGGGAATCAAGAGTTATAAAACATTCCTCAAGCGACCAGACGGCTTTGAAGTTACTGGCGAAGAGGGATTTGTAGCGAGTGATCATTTAGGAAATGTAATTAAATTAGTCGATCGTCTTCAGTTCTCTAGAGCAAACATGACGATTGATAAAAACTGGATAAAGGGTAAATAATGAATAAAGAAGATGTTAACCTCGTCAATACCCGCACTTGGGTGCTTTGTAACGACGGCACAAATCCCCGTGGGTTTCGTGAGTTGTTTATGAAAGAACATGGCGGTAGTTTCTATCGCAATGAAAGACAGCAATGGGTGTGGAAAGAAACCGAAGAGAAAGTAAACGAACCAAAGGTGGTTTATGTCGTAGTTGACCCAGAAGGAAATGAAACTATTCCTGAGAATTTTCAGGGATATTGTAGGAAATATAACCTAAATAAGAGTGCGTTGTATGGTGTAGCCAAGGGTGAAAGAAAGCATCATAAGAATTATACTTGTTATCGAAAGGAAGTATGAGATGGAAGCATTACAATCAGCATTAGGAACGGTCTTTTATAGCATTTTGCTATTCGTAGCCGGCGCAGCAGTTGGTGTGCCGCTATGGTCTTGGGTTAGTAGGTATTTCCCTTGGAATAAACCCACTCCCACTAAGATCGACTGATCATAATGATCCGTATTTCTACGGAGGTCGCTCTTAAAATAAACAAAGAGTGCAATATAAAGAAGTGCGGATCATAGGAGGGGGGTTCCCCCTCCTATCTTTTATACATAATAATATGAAAAAAGCAGCATTCACATTCGGACGTATGAACCCACCCCACATCGGTCATGAACTGGTAGTGGAGGCTGTTCGTAAAGCAGGAGGAAGGAACTCTTTCCTATTCACCTCGCAGTCAACTGATCCGAAGAAGAATCCTCTCAACTATCGCAAGAAGGCAACATACCTTCGCAAGATGTTCGGTAAGAGAATAAAGGTTATTAGTGATGCCAAAATCCGTGACGTTCATGGCGCCCTTGAATACCTATCAGACAATGGTTTCACGCACCTGCGTATGGTTGTGGGATCAGATCAAGTTGAAGGATTTAAGAAGGCTGTTCTACCATACGTTGACGATTATGGTATTGAGTTCTTTGAGGTGGTTTCCGCAGGAACTAGAGATCCCGATGCTAGTGATGTCTCTGGTATGTCCGCCTCTAAACTTCGTAAGATTGTGGCTGCTGGAGACTTCGACGCCTTCCAAGTTGGAATGCCCAAGTCAATCTCCGAAAAAGACCAGAAGAAACTATACAATGACCTCCGCAGTGGTATGGGCTTGAGCGAAGACACAGAGTCATACTGGTTTGACTATGAAGAATTTTCTATCTTCGAGAAGATGTATAGTATAACCGAAGACGAACCGCTGCTAGAACGAGTAATAAAATTCATAGACTAAAAAAATAAACCCCCTCTTGCGAGTGGGGTTTATCTTTTGGGCTGGATTTCAATCTCAATCCGTAACGGCCATCTTTTCAATCTGATAACGAATCCAAGATAGATCTGTCTTGATACCCGCTAGATCAGTTGCGATGTTTAACCTAATAACATCTGCTTCATCTAATCTTGTATCCAATTCTTTGATGTCCGTCTCAATCGCAGAAATTCTAGAAGAATAATTAGCATCTTTGACTGCTACATTCCAAATCAATGTTGCAAATGTAAGTAACCATGCTGTTAATGACCCAATCACTGCCCAACTACTTTTTCGAGCCTCGGTCATTTCAATCCTCCTCGTGTGAAAATATTTATAATATCCTATCACTCATGGGTGGGAGAACACCCCCCATTAAAGTATTAAGAACCACTCTATTTATAAAAACCTCGAAAATGTCTACGATATACATACTATGGTTAAATTAAGGAACAATCCAATGCGATACAAAGAACTGCTTAGCCTATTAGAGAGTGAATACGACGTAGAAGTCGGGGGTGCCTCTGGCGTCCTAAGATCTGCACAGAGTGACTTCGGTACATTCCGTGTCGAGAACGCTGCCATGATTACAAGAATAAATGCCTTTATTCACAACTATCTAAAGGAAGCATGTCTCGACCCCAAGCAAACCATTTTCGGTCTTCGTCAGAAGTTGAATCAGGTCGGTCTTGACTTTGATTTCTCAAACAAGAATGCTGTCACTGAGGGTACAATGAACCTCAAGTTGACCCGCTTCGGTGGTATCTTCGGCAAGAGTGACACAACTCCATTCGACGAGTTCGACAACGAAGATGGTCTTGAGAAGTCAATCGGTCATGGACTTACTCTCAACCTAGAGATGTCTATCGACGAGGCCGGCCTTTACAAGATGAATGGTAAAGTTGTTCCTACCATCTCAGAGACTTCAGAAGAGGTTGAGGTAGAAGAAGCAATAGTTGGTCGGACCAAGCCAAAGGACGCAAAACACTCTACCATGCGTAAAGACTACGACGGCGACGGTAAGGTCGAGTCTGGAACTGACGAGTGGAAGGGTTCTAGGGATAAGGCCATCAAGAAAGCAATGGCATCTAGGAACGAAGAAGTCGAAGAGACCGACGAAGGTGTCATCGATAAGATCAGGAACAAGGTTGATCGGATTCAACAAAGACGCAGCGGTCGTGGTGCAAAAAGAATCGGTGATGTTCAGCGAGCAAGAGAAAAGAAGAACACCACCAGAGGACAAGACTACTACGATAAGGCGATGGACAAGTATGATGCCGATAAACCCGAAAACGCAAACAAGCCTGAAATGAAGAAGTCAGACAAAGCACACGATGTTGCTGACACAGCAGGATCAAGAGCCGTAACTGGCAAGAGAACTAAGTTTGGAAGCAAGCGTTGATAAGGTAAAAACTTTTTAATATTATGAATTTCCCTTTACTTGATGATAATAATTTTATGATGTATGCAATGAAGATGTACGAGAATCCTCAGTGTACGGAACTATCTGAGTTCTATGAGGATCTAAACCGTATCAAGTATATCAAAAGGTTATTGGGTAGATATCATACGAAGGGAAGTCTCAAGGATAGATTGATACTAAATCACATAATCATTCTGGGAAATATTTTCACTCCGACTGGAACTTCTCGAATGCTCTTTCTGAAGGTAGAACCGCATCTACACTCGTACTTGAAAACGTTTCTGGTGTTCCTCAACTATCTACCAAACAGCGTACCAGAAGTTCCGTCTATAGAAAATATCCCTCTTGATGGATTGATCCTAAAGACTCTGAGAGAAAGTTGAAATGAACAGACTAGTAAACGCATTCGTCATCTACCAATTCATTCGCCTCCTAATCAAACCCTTTGATAAAACCGATGCGTTCAAGTTAGGTATCATTGACAAAGATGGTAACTACCTAAAGAAGCAGGGTGATCTGAAGACAGGCGAAGAGAAGAAAGCCAGTAACATCTTCACTCGTCTTGTCTGGAACATCAAAAAAATCTTAATGAAGGTTCCTCTAGTCAGAAGTAAACTTGGTACGTTTGCAACTGCTCTATACCTTATCAGAGAACAAGCCGAATACATCGGCGCCGATGGTGATGTCATCGAAGAAGTTCTAACTGAATACTTCAGATCCACAAACCCTGCGATCGTAGAAGAGATCCTCTCTATGGATTTCAATAACGATAAGTATATCATCGAAGACCTAGAACTAGAGCCAGTTGGTTCGTTCATGGGTGTTCCAATGTATAGACTCAACGAAACTATCGTATCACAGATTGACCTCGATGAGATTGCAATGAACTCTGCTGGTGGAAACATCGGTGGTGCAGAGGCACCTAACCCATCACCCACCATCAAAGGTTATAGTAAGCCTATGATGAAGGGTATCGAGGGTGAGACATATGGCACTGCTCCATCTAAGTCTACTATGATGAGAAGAGACAACCCCAAGATCGTAGGCACCAAACTCGGAGAGAGTCGTGATATGTTCTTGGGTAAGCAAGTATTTGAGATGGACAACCAAGACTACTACAACTGTGTCAATGGACGCAAGAAGTATGAGAGATGGTCTAACAAAGTCAACGTAGAAGACATCGAACATGCCGAACTAAAGAGACGTATTCAAAAGTTCGGAGAAGCCATAATCAAGAATAGAATGACTGGTGAAATGTGCGTGTTTAGAAATGTTGATATTCAGGAGGATTGATTATGTTGGAATCCTTTTTAACTACCGAGTTTCTTTCACTCGTTGGCGGCAGTATTGCAGGGTTTATATTTAAGAGCCTTGCGGAGAAACGCCAAGATGAAAAAGAAAGATTCGAGAGAACAATCCAACTCATCGACAAGAAGAAAGAAGTCGCTGATGCCGCAGTCAAACGAGTCCCGCTGGAGGCGGGAAAGGTCGTTAGGCGGACTATCGTCTTGTGCATACTATTTGGGACGATCATCGCCCCATTCGTTCTACCTTTCTTTTCCATACCAACAGTAGTTGAACTCGAAGAACAACGCTACGCACCCCTTGACTTCTTTGGGCTGTTCGGCAAAAACACCTACATCTCGTTCCAGACGATCAACGGTTATCTGTTCACAACAGAAAACAGGCAGATTCTCGTCACAATCGTCGGTTTTTACTTCGGACAAGCGTCCGCGAGGGTTAGATAGGATTTAAACAGGGGTTAAGTTATGATCAGACGGATGTTACATCATTTTACTATACAAATCGCTCTATGGGGGGTTCTCGTCCCTCTCACGGGATGTGCTGGAGATCAGGTACTTTTGGGTGCAAATGACGACAAATCAAGGGTGCCTGTCCCCGCTCCAGAGGTAATAGAGCAACGAGAAGCATGGTATCCCGTGATCGGCTTCACTAGTTGGGTGCTTTTGATGGCTGGTGCTGCTGGTGTATGGTGGTGGTCAAACCGTCGCACCGATAGTTCCGAATAGATGCTTACAGATGTAGTATGAATCTACAATGTCACCAACAGGCGATCCAATCGCTTTCTTGTTTGGTGTCATCAACCTCTGAATGTCAACACCAGTCTCCATGAAGAAAGATTTGTACATGTCATCTTTCGATGCGTTACCTTTACCAGTGGCAAGTTTCTTCACTGTAGTGGGTGGAACGACTTCGAGAGGTTTGCCACGCTTCCACAACTTATACTTGAGAACGCCAGTATTTTCAGCAATCTGGAATACTCTACCAGTTGCGTTGAAAGCATAACCCTCTAGGGCAATCTGATCACAGGCAAGAGTCTTCTCCTCTGCCCAGTCTGCTATAGATTCGTAGCGTTGCTCTTGAGTGTCCCAGTCTATGAAACCCTGTCCAAATATATTAGACCTGTATGTTTTTGCATGACGTTTGACTTCAGTAAGGTAGTAGAAACTACAACCTCCGAAAGAAAAGTCATCGTCGTCGTTGTAAGAGGCGAAAACACAAATGGCTGGACATGTGAGAGAATAATCTATACCTGCAATAATCTTCATACAAGTATTTATGAAGGTCTGGCTTGGTAAGTTATACCTTCAAGAACTCGGTCTAATGTAGGGCCTAGAGTTAGCCATCCATCGCTGTCATTCCAAGTAACTATACTTCTATTATTTACTCTCACATCAAAAGTTTGTCCATCGCGTTCCTCGATCGAGGGTAACACCCACTCATCACCAACAACAAACTGACGTAAGAGGTGACCACCATCTTGATCCCATTGTGCTTCAAAGTTTGTGCCAAATGGGAATGTATTAAACTCTGTAAACTGAGTTCCTGATGTTACTGGCATTTTAAGACTATTAGTACTTCTATCATAAGTAAAACCGGGACCTGTAGCACTAGTAAATCCACGAACAAAAATCTCGTGACTTATACTATCTTGTCCTGTTAAATCAAAAACTCCCAGATTGGCTGTTAATGTGGTTCCAATGAAATCACTCATAGATGACGCTGTTACACCAATCTGTGTCGGTATACTACCGACTGGGAATATTGTATTTGTTTTCTCCGCGACTACTTCACCATCATCAGTTATAAAAGTAAGAAATCCATATTTTGGTATTACTTCAGGTGCCCCAGTAAATGTAAAGTTATTTAATCCACCATTATTGGGATCTACGATTCTTAAGAAAATTTCTCGATCAGTAGAATAAACGTCGCTAGCATAAGGAATCCATAAATCGTAAGAATCGGGTATACCAAAATTAGAATGCCTCAAGATAAAATCTTGTCCCTCATCTAGTTTAATCGGCGTTACATCTTTTGATACTACTGCTTCTATCTCGAAAAGAGAAGTTGCAGTATTTCCTGAACTAACGGCAGTAAGATTACCTGCGGCAGATACACCATTGATCATAGGAAGGTCTAATGTATATGTTGCTCCAGTAGATCCAAGACCCGCTGGATTTTCTAATCTATAGTAGTGATCTGTTGGTTTTGTAAATGGAGCCAATGTTTCATATTCTGTGTCTCCCGTCCATATTCTTAGTGTATTACTAAGATCAGGAATAGACATGGATGCGGAGGTTTGTGAAGTAAACCACTCACCTGTATCTGGATTCATCACAAACTGCATTGTTCCAGAATCTCCGCTCCAAACCTGCGCAGGTCCAAATCCACCAACAGGACCACCAAATCCAAATCCTGTGGATTTTCCATCATAGAATGGTATTGCGACACCCAAACCTGATATTCTTAAAATGTTATAGTTTGTGAGTGCGGCTCGACCCCAGTCATGATTGGGATCTGTATTTGGCACGGATTCCCCTCTAACATATTTCTTGATAGAGGGGATACCATCATCACTAGGATCTGTGGTTAATCTAAATACACGACAGTCACGCCAAAAACTCTGCTCATCTTCACTCCAGTCAGTCCCAGTTGTTCCATCTGACCTGTAGTAAACCTGAGAGGCAGAACTTTGTGTAATACTCCCAGTATTTTTACTATCATTAGAACTCACCCAATCTTGAATATCATATTCGAGTGTTGCTCCAGTCGCAGATACAAAAACTGCTTTTCCTGTTTTCAATCCAACTGCTGCCACGCAGTGTTTACAAACCCCAACGTACCTGTTACCAAGATAAAAATATCTTGGATGACTACCATTGGTATATTCCATAGGACTTGAATCGTCTTCTCCTACAGGTGTTCCACCACTACGAAGTTGGTTTGGTCTTCTCCATTCATCATCGTGCCATCCCATAGCACGATACGGAGCAAAGTCTACTCCATATCGTTGAATCCAATAGTTGTTTGTGTTGATCCCAGTGATCTTTTGTGTGTCAGATGTAGAAGAATCATTCCACGCCTTATCATAGGTATAGAGTTCATTCCAATACTCACCACTTTGACCATTATAGTCGTAACCAAATACCCATACCATTTATGAATCCTCTTTGAAGTAAACTCGCCAATCAATATTGGCTGTAACACCTTCATAGTAGTTTAGAGTGAAACTCCCAGTCACACCACCTCCATCAACACCAACTGGATCTGCTGTAATAGTGAATGATTTAATAACAACTTCACTATTTGTGATTAAACTTCCATCATCATTATATAGATCCAGATACAACCATTGAGTTGCTTCTGTGTCAGTTGCGGAATATCCAGCGAGTCTTGCATTTACATATTTCTGTAATCTACCAAGAAGAGAAACATCTTCCCTCGTCGCTCCTGTGTTCCTATAAGTTCTATTCAAACCTTGTCCATCGATGTCGTTATAACCAAGAGAAAAACAAGGAATGTAACCATAATCAATCATCTTATCTAAGTCATTCTTCATAAGAAGTTCATTATAGTGTCGTGGTATCTCATCAAAGAAATCAGCGTCACTCGTACTCACTGTTGTAGTGTCTGCTTCAAACGTAACAGGTGTGGTAAAGAAATCACTTGTTCTTCTTATGTTTTGTCCAGTCACAGGATCAATCAATCTGAAAGAAGCATTCCAGCCCGAAGTGGTGCTTCTACCACCATCAGCAAAAATTATCCTAACACAAAGTTTTGGTTTATTATTTACATTATACGAAGTACCATCTTCGTAAACTAATGTTTGTTCGGGACCACTTCCTGGCGTTGCTTGGCTAATCGTAACAAGGTCGGAACCTGTTGGAGTTATACCATCGCCAGGAATACCCCCAAGATCAGGACGCGGATGATACTGTTTTCCTGTGGTCCAGTTGAAGTTCTGCCATCCCCTAGTTTCAAATGCGCCGGCTCCATTATTACATAATATCATATATGGTATTTGACCAATCCAAGTTGATGGAAAATATCTATTATACCCTGTAGCGGCAACGCTCTGATTCATCGACCATGCTTCAGCGCCTAATATTAAATTTCGATTTGAAAAATACTCCATGAATTTGGGGTTTACATTTGGCAAATCAGCATAAGCATCAATATAAAAACCACTCACACTACAACCAGTCCACCCAGAAATCTGTTCATCCCAAAAATACTTGTCTCCCTCTGAGGTCCATGATTCAGAATTACTACCAACGCGAGGATCAACACTTCTTTGCCACGGAGAAAGGAAGTTATCTTCTTGTCGTCCCGCAGTAACAGCAGTTTCATTGGAGGAGGGGGCTGTTCCACCTGTAATCTGCCAACCGCCGGCATTCTGAGACGAACCAACTACAGTACCATTCACAAAGGCTAGGTTACCCCAATCAATGTCTGTCGTATTTCCTAAAGAAGCACCTTCTCTTGTTTTATATGGTACTTTCCTTCCAACGTATATCACAGTATCAACAGGATCACCAATTTCTGCTTTACTATCAATCCATGTCTTCAAATAAGTTTGCCAGGAATATCTTCTATCTCTTTCTGTTCCCTCTTTTGCTTTATGTGCAGTGGCACCATCCTTGTTCCAACCACCAATCATTTCTCCACCACCAACAAACCAACCCTCTGGATATCCATTGGTTGTCCAAGGTCTAGTATAGCCAGTCGTAATTGGATCATAGTAACCTAGTTCAGACATCTCCAAAGACCAAGGATCAGTTAAACCAAGTGTAGTTCCGTCTGGTGCTGTTGATCCAGATGGACCCATTGCTGTCCAAGAGGGAGTAGGAAAAAACTTTTGTAACAATACATCTTCCTGCATACTACCTGACTGATTGAACCAATCTGTGCTTACACCATTCATGTTAAAGTCTACAGAATCGCTAGGTAATATGTCCATAGAGCCTGTTAACCTACCTTGCGGTGTATAGTACATAAACTTCCTAAACCCCATAACATACGCAGGTTCAAAATATGAATTAATAATAAACTGAACACCATCATAGGATTCAGCAGCAAAGATTGCTGCTTTTTCTACAGCCGTTTTCTCTCCATCCCAAGTGATACCATCATCCTCTAATGTTCTGGTTGTTGATGATCGCCTGGCCACAATACTAAACGGGCCTCCTGAATTAAAGAAAGATCTGTTTATGTTAGCATTCTCGTCACCGCTAATGATAGTTTCATCCTGAAAACTAATACCACCAGCAGGATAGTTTGATCCACTACCTCCATGCCAAGGAATACTCTGCATTTGTCCACCACCAAACTGATCCAAGAAAAGAAATGGAACTAATGACTCCTCACCTATGATATTAAACGCTAGTGTTTTTACATCAACTAATATGTTCTTTTGAAAAGTCTGAATTGAAACAGAAGCAGAACCAGAGACAAGACCAGATGCCAATGTAAATGTAGCAGAGTTACTTGTCGTCGAAGTAATATTTGTCCATTCAGTTTCAGTTCCATTTGCTCTGACATATTTGTATTGTGCGAGAATACCATCGCTAAATGTACCCGAGATAGTAAATGTAACAGTAAAGTTTGAGTTTATCGCCGGCGAGATAGGATTAGTAGTTAATGACGTAATGCTACCAGAACCAACGACAAGGGGAAGATCGCCAGGCCCAGCAGGAATGACACCCTGCCCAATAACCTGACTACTATCAGGTCTCAGATCAATCGATTGTGTGATTCTTTTTCGTGGACTTTTTGCCATACTATTCACATACTCCCAGTCATAGTATTTATAAAAAAACAGGGAGGGGAGTCTTACCTCCCCTCCCTGCGGAGGTCATCTCAAATATAAAACTATATCAGTCTGCGGCGCGTTCACGACGAGCAGGACGATCTTCACGCATTGGACGATCACCACGCTCTACGATCTTAGCACCACCGTCCCAGATTCCTGTAACGGTTCTTGCACTCCAAGCAACGCCGCGAGCGGTGAAGGGGAGGACTGCGAAAAGCAGCACCCAAGTGCAGAGGGGAAGTCCGAGAACTCGTTTACCAAGCCACCCACAGGGGCAGCAACTCTTAGCCGAACATGTCATTTCATTTGCTTTTGTAGCCATTTTATTATCCTTTCAATAAGATTCAGAAACTAAGCGTAATACCACTACGAACAACGAACTGTCCCGATGAGGAACCAGCACGCCATCCAGTATTATCAGTTACGAAGTTGCTACCAAGACTCTCAAGAGCATACCCAAAGGTATTAGTCCAGACAAGTCCGTGAGCAAGATCGTAGTTACCACCTACGGTGAGGAGGTTGAGACTACCATCGTAGTCACCGATTTCCCACTGTGCAAACCCTTCAAAGTCATCCATGCACTGATAGGCAGCGGTGGTGACGATAGACCAGTTGTTGAGACTACCATCACCTGCATCATTGACGATCCAATCGGCGTCGAGAGTGAGAAGACCCTCAGTGATTTCACCACCGAAAGTGAAACTGTTCACACCTTCCGTGACAGAATCATAAGCCCAACCACCGTTAAGAGAAACAGCAGCATCCACATGGTAAGTCGCAGCAACACCGATGGCATAGTTGTTGTCACCGACGCCCACGTTTGCGGTGTCGAAACCGTTGTTGTAGAAGACGCTGACTTCAAAGTCTCCGAAGGATCGGAAGGCTTCGATACCTGCTCCTCGTCCCTGACCAAAGGTAAGGGCTGAGACGCTGTAGTTGAGGGTTGTGAGTTGGGTTGGGTCGGTGACGAATCCAGCATAGAACTGGGGAACAAACTGTCCGACTCGGATGTTTGCTTCGTCGAACATGCGAAGAGTAACGACAGCATCAAGCAGATCGAAACTGTTCGTAACATCTGACCACTCACCACTGACGAGGTAAGAGAAACTCTCATTGCTCATATCTCCTGAGAAGGTAAGACGGGCGCGGTCCACCGCAAATCCGTTCTGTGCGGGAAGTCCGCCACCGTTGGAAAACTCCCAACCAGCCTGCATGAAACCACCAACATTGAGACTGAGGTGATTTTCATTCAGTGATGTTCGCGTTGCGGCGTCCATCTGGACAAGAGTCATCGTGTCCATATCCTGTCCTACAGCAACTCCACTGAAAAGACAGGATGTAATAATAGCATTGATCATTTTCATTTTTTTCTCCTTATGATATAGATCAGTTTGTTAAGTCTACGATCTCGCAAGAGTTCCCAGAACAAGCCATTGTCTGAGATCCAGAAGTGTTATCTTCTTTTTCGTACTCTCCGAGATCGCTCCAGTCTACATCGACTGGCATTTTCTTGAGCATTTCTTCGTACTCATTCCAAGTACAATCCTGATAGGGTGCTTGACGATATGAGTGATCACTATGAGGAAGGAACGAAATTCCAGAGATCTCGTCGAAGTGATCATATACCCATCCACCCACAGTGGGCCATTCTTCTTCCTTCACTGTGATCGTAACGGATGGTTTATGCTCACACCAGTGCCGTTGGTAAACTAACCATAGTTCCAGTTGTTCAATCGCAGTCATGTCATTACGAGTGACACAACCAGCGGGTGACTGAACAGGGAAGGAGAACACAGTGACATGATCTGGTTTCATGACATCTGCTTCATGCGGGAATCCCTTGTCCTTCATAAACGAACACAGGGGATCCTTGTTATCCGCACGCACTGTACGAATATACTGTGCGTTGTGACGAGCGTGAATACCAGACGCTGCGTCGGTCAACTGAGAAACGGTTCCAGATGGTTTCACGCAAGTGATCGCGGCAGACTGGGGAATGCCGAGAGTATCGGCATGTTCCTTGTTTACCTTGATCGCTTCACTGCGAAGTCTTGATAATATTAAATCCAATCCTTCTACCTTTCTCGTAGTTTCGCAGTCCATTATACCAGTAAGTGACACACCAAGCAAGCGTTCTTCTTCACAATTCTTCTTCCACTCACCAGAGAGAAAGCGGAAGTTGAGAAGCGTTGACTGCCAAGTGCCGAGAATGGTGGCAAGTTTTACCTTGCGTGCCAGACTCTTGGGTGTGTCATCAGCACGGACTACGACTTCCGTGAGGTTGCAGAACTCACGGTCTCGAAGAATGATTTCAGAACAAGGGTTGGTTCCAAACAACTGATCCGAGTCGCGGGTTCGGTATTCTGGATCCATCTTGGTTCTGAATGCGTTTGCCTTTTCAACCTGCTTCTGTGCTGCTTCGCGGTTGAAGATTCCACGCTCACCACTCTTCGACTTGTACAGAGCGACCCATTCTTCCATGAATGTGCCTGGCTCTGGTTTTTCTTTGTAGGACACAGAGTTGTTCGCAAGGGCTCTCTGTGTGTTTGCTTCCCACCATGCACCACTCTTCGCATCCCTCATACGCTCGTCAGTGAGCGATGAGAGAGAGATTAGTGCGGATCGACGAACACCTCCGACAACGACAATCTCCGCAATTTTGCAGATGATATCGTGACATTCGATAGAAGTAAGTTTTCTACCTGCTGCTTTGCGGAAAGTTTCGACGGTGAACCTGAAGAGATCTTCGAGCGGTTCTGGCCCACTGGCTCTACCTCCAAAAGTCTTAAGGCGCGCGCCGGCAGGACGAACTTTGCTTGTGTCCCATTTTGGAACTTGACCTCCAATGAGAAGGCTAAACAGTTCTCGATAGGCTTTCGCCCAACCCATTTTTGAATCTTTGACAATAATCGTTGTATCACTGTCTTCAAACTCCTCTGCTATCGTCGGCAGGGTCTTGATGAGGTCGCGTTCTACGGAGAACCCGACTCCAGTTCCGCACATAAGAATGTACAGAATCTCATCAAACGACTTGACTTTACTTGCACTAACATAGGAACAGTTATACCCTGCAACATTGTCCCTCTTAAGAGCCTCGCCTGCGGTCATTAACGCCCGCATAGACGGCATGATCTCTAGATTCGTAACGGCAGTCTGCAATTCCTTTCTCAACTTATCAGGAACATCATAATTGCACTCTGTCTTCAGGTGTTCTGTAAAGAACTCAAAATACCGATTCACGGTTTCTTCCCATGTCTCTCGGCGGCCTTCCTCTTCCATCCATCTGGAATAACGAGAAAGGTGAATAAATGATTGATATAAACTTGGAAGTCCTGACATAATAAACACTACTCCGTTTTCTTTTTATATGATCTATATGTATAAACTATTTTGTAAGATGTGACCACGACACAGGGAAAAGTGGTGCGATTAATTTACCAATTGCCTTGGCATATTCTCGCACTTCGTACTGTGCATGGGTGTCGATTCGTTGCTTGTAGAATCGAGCATAAGCAGCAAGCGAACCAGTCCAGTACCACTCGGTATACATTCCCTGTGGTAGTGCGAACCGTGCTTGCTCTGGTGCAACATTGTTACGAAGAAGTTCATTGTATGTGTACATCGCAAGACGCATCACATTAT